CGGGGTGAAGTCGGTGCTGTTCGGTGACTTCGCCGCCGGCTACGTGGTGCGGATCGTGGAGGACCTGCAGACCCTGACGCTCACCGAGCGGTACGCGGACTACCTGCAGGTCGGGCACACGTCGTTCATGCGGGCCGGTGGCACGGTGCAGAACACCTCGGCCTACAAGGCCCTGACGCAGGCGTAGGCCCCGGGCAGTCGATCTGATCCCTCGTCACGACGAAGCAGGAACGGAGGCCAGCCATGGCCGAGACGAAGAAGGTGGCCGGTGCACCCGCGGGTGTGACGCCGCCGCACGACCGGGTCGTCGGTCTGTCGTTGCGCAGCGACGGCACCCCCGACCAGAACAACCCTGAGCTGATCGGGGACAAGGACGCCGCGATGGCGGCGACGAAGAAGCAGTTCGCGGAGTTCGCGGTGTCCGCGGCGGACGCGGAGGCCCGGCGGGCTGCGGGGATCGGCACCGAAGCCGCTCCGACGGCGGACGGGTCGACCGGCGATACCGCGATCGACCAGGTGAAGGCCGAGCACGAGAAGGTCGCGGCCGCGGCAGAGTCCGCGGCTGAGGCGCTGGTCAATCAGCTCCACCAGGGCGACACGGGTACCGCCGCGGCGCCGGCAGGCACGAGCGCCACCACGAAGTAGGCCGGGCGCCGGGTCCGCCTCCTCGTCGGGCCCGGCTCCCCTTCTCGCTGCGCTGAGGGAGGGTCAGATGCCAGTCACCGTCTACGCGTCCCTCGCTGACCTCAAGGCGTGGCGGACCACGGACAAGTCCGACCGCGACGCGCAGATGCACACCGCGCTGGCGGCGGCGTCGCGCGCGATCGACCGGCTGTGCGACCGCAGGTTCTGGATCGACGACGAGCCGACGCCGCGGATCTTCAATGCCCGCAACGGTGTGGTGGTCGACGCGGACGGCGGGCGGCTGCTGGTCGACGACATCGGCTCGGTCGACGGGCTGCTCGTCGAGCAGGGCGGCGGCGCGTCCTGGTCGGACCTGACCTCCGGGATCGAGACCGACCCGCTGAACGCCGTCGCGAACGGGCAGGCCGTGACCGGGCTGCTGTACTCGCCCGGCTGGACGGTCGGCTCGTCGACACGGGTGCGGGTGACGGCGAAGTGGGGCTGGCCGGCGGTGCCCGAGGACATCAAGCAGGCGTGCCTGCTGATCGCCTCGGCGCTGCTGTCGCGCCGCGACTCCCCCCACGGCGTCGCCGGCATCACCGACTTCGGTTCGATGCGGGTCGGCAAGGAGATCGACCGGCACGCCGAGCAGCTGGTGCTGCCGTACCGGCGCGTCCCGGTCGGGTGAGGCCGTGATCCTCGCCGACCTCCGCAAGGGCCTGGCCGCGGCCGCGCGCGACGCCGTGGGCGCGCACCAGGTGACGTGCCTGGCGTACGTGCCGAAGGTGATCGACCCGCCGTGCCTGTTCGTGACGCCGGAGCGGGTCGAGTACGACAAGACGATGGCCCGGGGCGTGGACGAGGCCCGGCTGTTCCTGACCCTGCTCGTGTCCACCGTCGAGGACGAAGACGCGCAGGAGTTCCTCGACTCCTTCGTCGACGGGTCCGGCCCCGCCTCGATCAAGCAGGTGATCGACGCGGCGCGCGGCGCGCCCGGGCAGGCCGCCCTGGGCGGGGCGTGCGACGACGTGCACCTGTCCTCCTGCGACGCCTACCAGTGGTTCACCGTCGGCGACGTGCAGTACCTCGGCGCGCGCTGGTCGCTGCGCTGCATCGGAAGTGGAGGTAGCTGATGGGCAAGCAGATCCTGACCGATGTGCGGCTCTACGCCGGCGGCGCGGACCTGACCGGCATGTCGAACAAGGCCGAGCTGTCCGGGGAGTACGAGGACAAGGACGTCACGACGTTCGGCTCCGCCGGCTGGCGCGAGCACATGGGCGGGCTCGGGTCGGCGGAGATCGCGGCCGAGGGCTTCTGGGAGGCCGCGGATCTGTCGAAGGTCGACGACCAGACCTGGGCGCTGCTCGGTGGCGTCGGGCCGTGGACGGTGGCGCCGAACCTGGCGAACGTCGGGTCGCTGGCGTACTTCATGAACGCGTTCGAGGCCTCGTACAAGTTCGGCGGCAGCGTCGGGGACGTCGCCCCGTACACCTCGGGGGCGAAGTCGAACTGGCCGCTGGTCCGCGGCCAGATCGGGCACCCGAACGGCACGCCGCGCACGGCTACCGGCACCGGTTCGTCGGTGCAGCTCGGCGCTGTGCCGGCCGGCAAGCAGCTCTACGCGGCCCTGCACGTCCTGTCGGTCGCGGGCACGACCCCGTCGATGACGGCGCGGGTGGAGTCGGACAACGCGACCGGGTTCCCTTCCCCGGTCACCGTGGCGACGTTCAACCCGGCGACGGGCATCAGCTCGCAGATCCTGCGCGTGCCCGGGCCGCTCACCGACGACTGGTTCCGGTTCGCCTGGACCATCTCCGGCACGACCCCGTCGTTCATGTTCGTCGGGGCGTTCGGCATCGCCTGACCCCGGCGCCACCTGGCACCTGACCCTGCGTCACCCATCCTGACCCGTCGGCCGCCCGGCCGCCGGGCGATCCCACATGCCCGAGGAAAGGGGCGAGTCCCGTGCCCAAGATGGTGCTCACGTCCGAGTACGTGGCAATCAACGGAACCGACCTGTCGGCCTACGCCCGCAAGGCGGAGCTCTCGGTCGAGGTCGACGACAAGGACGTCACCACCTACGCGTCCGCGGGGTGGCGCGAGCACCTCGGCGGGCTCAAGGCCGGCACGCTCGACGTCGAGTTCATCACCGACTTCGCCGCGGCCGCGATCGACAGCATCCTGTGGCCGCTGCTCGGCACGAACGCCACCTTCGAGGTGCGCCCGACGAACGCCGCGGTCGGCGCGTCCAACCCGAAGTGGACCGGCAGCGTGTCGATCCTGCAGCTCAAGCCGATCTCCGGCAGCGTCGGCGACGAGGCGACCCAGTCGCTGTCGTGGCCCACGACGGGGGCCGTGACCCGCGCGGTCGTCTGATGGCCGCGCCCCCGCCGCGGTCCGCGCTCACCCTGTCGGTCGACCAGAAGGCGCTCACCCGCGTCGCGCAGGCCCTGCGCGAAGAGGCCGACGGCAAGGCGCTGCGCAAGGACCTGACCCGCGAGCTCCGCCAGGCCGTCCAGCCGGCCGTGGTGGAACTGCGGGCCTCGATCCGTTCGGCGCCGTCTCGCAACGTGACGCCGACGGTGCCGCTGCGGGCGGCGATCGCGCGCGGGATCGTCCCCCAGGTCCGCACCACCGGCAAGCAGACCGGGGTGTCGGTGCGGGTCCGCCAGACCACGCAGGTCCGCGGATTCACCAACGCTGGGCGCCGTTTCAACCGGCGCAGCTTCCGCCACCCGGTCTTCGGCACCCGGTCGGTCTGGGTCACCCAGGTCGGTAAGCCGTACTGGTTCGACGAGCCCATGAACCGCCGCCGCAACGAGATGCGCGGCGCCGCTCTGGACGCGATCGAGGACATGGCCAAACGCATCGCCACGAGGAGCCGCTGATGCACATCACCTTCACCCCCGAGGACAACCCGGACGACGGTTGGACGAAGGAGTTCCTGCCCCGCAAGCTGCCGCTGCCGGAGTGCGAGGCCATCGAGAAGGCGTCGGGCATGAACTACGGCGAGTGGGTCGACGCCGTGCAGTCCGGGCACGCCGGCGCCCGGAAGATCCTGTGGTGGTTCCTGGTGCGCCGGCAGCACCCTCGGCTGCGCCTCGACGAGGTCCCGCCGTTCGGGTGGGACGAGCTGCAGATCGAGTACTCGGTGCGGGAGCTGCGCAAGCTCCGCGAGGAGGCGGTCAAGTCCCGGACGATGACCGAGGACCAGCGCTCGGCGCGGCTGAGCCTCATCGATGACCAGATCGAGGAGATGGCCGAGAAGTTCGGCGACGAGGCCGGCGACGGTGACGGCGCGGGGCCGGGAAAAGCGCGCTCGAACGGCAGCGCGAACGGTATGCCCTCGACATTGCTGCCGTCTTCGGTCTGACGCCCCGTTACCAGCGGGAGCACCTGACCTTCGAGGAGTTCCTCGACGCCTGCGCCACGATCGACGCGATGGCCGAACGCGACAGGAGGTGAGCCCCGGTGGCGCAGACCTCCCTGCTGTTCAACATCTTCGCCAGGAACAACACCGGCCCGGTGCTCGCCTCCGTCGCGGGCGGGTTCAAGAAGCTCGGCGCCGTCATGGGGTTCGCCGGCGTCGCCGCAGGGATCGGGTCAGCGGTGAACAAGGCCGCCGAGTTCGACAAGACGATCCGGCTGGCCGGCACGACCGCGGGCGCGTCGTCGGAGCAGATGAAGGTTCTCGCCTCGGATGCGCTGAAGATCGGCACGAACAGCATGTTCGGCGCGCAGGGCGCGGCGGACGCGATGCTCGAGCTGGCCAAGGGCGGCATCTCGATCGCGCAGATGAAGGCCGGGGCGCTGGCCGGGACGATGACGCTGGCCGCGGCCGGCGGGCTGGGGCTCGGCGACGCCGCGACGTACATGACGAACACGCTGAACACGTTCGGGCTGTCGGCCGACAAGTCCTCGGCGGTCGCCGCGGCCCTGGCCGGCGGCGCGAACGCCTCGACGGCGTCGGTGGAATCCCTCGGCATGGCCCTGTCGCAGGTCGGGCCCGGCGCAAAGAACGCCGGCCTGTCCATGCAGGAGACCGTCGGGGTGCTCGCCGCGTTCGACAACGCCGGGATCAAGGGTTCCGACGCAGGCACGTCGCTGAAGACGATGCTGACGCGGCTGGTCCCCACCACCGACGCCGCCGCCGGCGCGATGCGCGAACTGGGCCTGGACTTCACCGACGCCAAAGGCAACTTCCTGCCCGTCGGCCAGGTCGCCCAGCAGCTCAAGGACAAGCTCGGCGGGCTCAACGAGGAGTCCAAGACCCTCGCCCTGACCACGCTATTCGGGTCGGACGCGACCCGCGCGGCGTCGGTGCTGATGGACGAGGGCGCGGCCGGGATCGCGAAGTACACCACGGCCACCTCGGACCTGACGGCCGCTCAGAAGCTGCAGAAGGAGCAGGAGTCCGGCGCGGCCGGGTCGTTCCGCAAGTTCCATGCCGCGGTCGACTCCCTGCAGATCGCGTTCGGCACCACGCTCCTGCCGACGATCACGGCGGTCACGACCGCGGTGACGAGCCTGCTGGTGCCGGCGTCGGAGAAGATCGGCCCGCTGATGGCCGACGTCGGGCGCGTTCTGCGCGAGGACGTCGCCCCGTTCTTCACGCCCATCG